ATGGTTTCATGCCATCATACATAGATGAACCTTTAATATTACCATAAAGACTAGTCGTTTCAAATAAACAAAATTCTGTATCATATTTCTTATCTAACATTCTACGAACTGCATGTGAATTACAAATTGCAGCCATGAGTTTACCACCAAGATAATTGTAACCGAATGGTTGTACAGGCACAATATTGAAACCCATGATAGCACGCTTGTTAAAGATAGGTAAATCTGGAATACCACCCAAGTAATCATTACGAGGTTTTGAATTAATCAATGGTGAACCTAATTTAATATAACCAACATGTGTATCTGTATTTGTTTCTTTGACAATTAATTTCATTTCTTTGCCAGGTGCCTGGTCTGGTGAAAATGAAGCAATCTTTTCAAGCATTTTGTCAAATGTTTCTGTCTGCATTTGCACGACTTTGAAATTCATATCCTCTGGATGCATATCATATGATTGAAACATATCATCTTCAATACTCATGCCTGGAATAGGAACAGGAATGTTTTTAACTCTCTCTATTTTTCTTGCACGAAAATAATCATCAATACGCTTGAAGTCCTTAAAGTATTTAATTAACTTTGTAGCAGCGTGTATAGAGTCTTGTTTATTCAATATTAACATAATAAAGTAGGGATTGACCACTTCATGTTAGTCAACCCCCTGTGTATAATCTATAATTAAATTGGTTATATCACAAAAGTATTTATTCATTTACTAAAGTAAAGTATCTTTTAAATTGTATTTTTTTACAACTCTTTCCTTTTGTATATCTTTTGCTGACCTCTTAGAAAACCTATCTGCCAATGGCGTGTTAGGATTCTTGTCTGCAATTTTCTGTAAAGTTTCTTTCATTCCACCATCCATTTTTTTAATAATATGGTCACCTACAAAATTAGGTGCAGTAAACACTGGTTTGACTTGTGGATTATTTTTTAGATAATCATCTTTTTCAGAGATTTTCATCATCTCATCATACTGTTCACCAGTTTCTATTATTTCAAATGTATATGTTGGCATATTCTTGCTCTTCTTTACGCCATTCTTTTCTCATGGTCTTATATATTTCATCATTTGTAATTGTATCTCTTGCATGTTTATGTATTCTAGCACTTTGAGCTTTCTCACAAGTGAGAGCGTCTACTTCTTGTGGTATTACATAACCATTCTTATCATACTTTCTACCATCACGATGATTTGCATATCTTCTTGCTCTCGTAAATCCCATTTCTAAAAACTTACGACACATATCCATACCTACGAAGTCTTTTTGTTTTCTATATTTTAAATATAAATTAAAAATAGTAGAGGCACTTTTTTGTGCTTCATCTAAAGTTTTAAATCTCCAGTGTTTACAGATGTCATTTGTATATGGTCTAACTAACAATACACCTTGCTCACCACGACCTATACGATATCTTTTATCGTTAGGTTTAAAATTTATATTTTTATAATCTAATTTATAATCAAACTTTATCATATTATTTTGGATATTCTACTTCTGATATATCTGGTTCTAAATCATCTATAGCAGCATTTACAGCATCTAATTCATTACTGTTTGAATCACATGCATATTCTAGTGATATAATTTTCTTTTCTAAATCACCAATTGTTTTTTCTAAATTTTTAATTGTATTTTTTAAAAACTCAACATCTTCTGCTAAGTCTTTACTGTTAAATATTTCCATACCATGTTGGCCTCGTTCTATTTTTCCAATTAGCAAATCCATTCTTTTCATTTATATAATAATTTTTATATGCTTGAATTGGATTTCCTATTACCTTACAATACTCTGGCATTGCTTGAGGTAATTCTGTCAATCCAATGTCTTTAATATTGTCTGGTGCCCTAAGTAGACTAATAGATGGTTTCGATGCACCATGTATTTTTCCATATCTATATGTATACTCTGCAAGACAAGCCATGTAAATCTGGTTCATCAAACGATAATTTGATTTACTTTTTCGCACCCACACATTACAAGGATGATTCACATGACTTGCTTTGTAAAGTATACTTTCCCTTTCATCAGGCAATTTCCACCTTTTGATTCTGTGATTATTTTTTGTTCTATCTTCATACAATTCACCATCTAGGAATCTGTGTGCCGTAGATAGTAATTGTGCATATTCTGTTGCCATCTTTACAACATGTTTATCAACATGCCACTTGATGTTTTGTATTGGGTCTTCATGTAGATAGAAGATATTCATTCATCAACTCCTTTACTTTTACTAGATTCTTATATTCTAACACATTATCACTCATACTGTCAATACTTTCTTTAATTAGTCCAAAATCAGTCTTTAATACCTCTTTTAATGGATATGTATCAACATGTATTAGAAAGACTGCTGTGGTGTCTTTTATGACTGTGGCAGTCCTCTCATGTTCCACTCTAAATGTTAAATCATCCAGAGAATCAAAATCTGGTTTCTCATATAATGGATGATTACTGTATCCATTTAATGATGATATACCCCAAGTGTATCTATGATAAGATTGTCCACTTGTCATCGCTCTCATGATACCATTAGATGCACGAAGAAGTGCCTCATTATCTGCGATGGGTTCGTGTAATTCGTTTAAACTTTTTCCAACCTTTTCACCAGCATTCCATGATGATGGAAATGCCACAAAGCATGCTTCAAGTTTCCCTTTGTGCATGATAACTATATCATCTTCGATTACCATACCTAATTGTTTTACATCATCACATTCAGTAAATAATTGATAATCATCATGTTGATTAAATAATCCTAAACTTGCAGCTGTCTTTTCAACTAGTTTTTCTTTTTGTGCAACTTCTGTTTCAAACCAAATGTTATCACCTAAATTATTTAACTCAATTAGTTTTTGATTTTGTATTTCTAGGTCGGTTTCATTTGCATTGAACTTTGGGTTTTCACAAATGTTGAAAACTGGTTTCATGTCAAAGGGATTTCTGATTACATGTTCAAACATTTTCTTTAGATTGTTCTTCTTTGATTCTTTTTTTCTCTAGATTGCTCATCATAATTAAAACTATAATCATAGACAAAACTGCTATGACATAAATCATAAAATCTGATATGTAAAAACTCATGATACTTCTTTTACTTCTTGAACAACAGACTTTGGTATGATTGTAGAATTACCACATTCATCAATACTGCCGTCTTCCTTGAAATTAAAATCACTAACTAATCTAATGACATCTTCCTCATCACTAATTAAAAAACCTGTACTTAGACATCTAGGCAAAGATTCTTCTTTTACATCCTCTACACTTCGCCATGATGAATCTGATGTAATATCAATCCAAAATACATGGACAAATTTAAATGGTATTTTTTTAATTGCTCTACTCATTTAATTAACCTATAAAGTGTTCATGCCAACTCTATGATGAGGTCGAGAGAGAGTGAGTTGACATGAACTGGAATTTTTTACTATCCTCATCATTTAAACCATTCTAACAGGTTTAACAAGATTTGTCAAGTATTTTATATACCAGAAGCACTTCCTGGCGCTTGTGGATATTTCTCTGGTTCTGGTTTCATGAAATTATCATCCCAACCAAATGCCTCTTTTACCACATCTTTAGATAAACCTTTATATACTTGATGTAATCTTTTATCTTTAGCGGCAACTAACAATTTTGCTTCAGATTCGTGTAATCCCTCGCACATTTGAATAAACATATTTTCTTTTTGTGCTTGTTTAGTGTCATTGTCAGCACCTTTAATAAAGTGCCATAGTTTTTTTGACTCTTGAGCAAGAACTGTATGTTCTGTGCCTTCGGGTGCATCATTTGGTTTAAATGGTACTTCACCTGTTGGTATCACCCATTCTTTAGTGGGGTCAAAAGATGCTTTTAATAACATCCTTAACGATGATGTATCATATCTTTGTAGTATTTCTACTTTTTGAGATTTTGTTTTCGCTTTGTGTACTTTGTCTAGTATTTCAGAAAACAATAATGTAAAATTATTTGCCATTTTAAAATTCTCCAATTTGTTCAGTTAAAGTTTTTAATCTTTTATCCATAAAGTAATCTAATAGTTTACTTCTGTCGCCACAAGTGGCACCTTCGAAATCATCTAAGATATCGGTTGCTAAATAATCTGGTATATTATCCAAATTAATTAGTATATCATTCCTTTGATAATTTCGTTTCAACTCATCATTTAAATCATCAATGTCTTGAGCTAATATACTGTTCATCTTTTTAATAGTTAAAGGTCTTTGTCTTAAACTATCTGTAAAAGTGTGGTCTGGTGATAATACATTTGGTATACCATCTGATTTATCGCCTTTTAGTATATGTTCTTTTATATAGACAACTGGATTAACCCCATTTACATGTTTTTTAGTAATTGGACTGTATTGTCTTACATTCTCATACTTTTGTAATTGTATAAAGTCTTTATCACCAGATACAATCATGATTTTTTCACTTTGATAATGTCTACATAATACTGCAATTACATCATCTGCTTCTGCCCCATGAGTTTCTACAACTTTGTAGGGTAGAAATTCTTTTATTTCTTCTTTAATTTGATTCAGAACTGCAAAAATACTATCCCAATCTTTGCCATCTGATTCTCTACCTTTTTTACGATTCGCTTTATACTGTGGAAATACTTCTTTACGCCAATATGCCCTTGAATCGTAAGTGAGAACTACTTCACCAAAGTCCTCGTTAAACATTGTTCGATACATTCTTACAGAATTTAATATCATATGTCTAACCATTTCTTCATCTAACTCACCTTTATTCATGTGTAAGTGCATCATTAAAG